CCTCCAGCGCCTTGAAGCCGCTGACATCATTGCGAGCCTCGTAGCCATCCTTAGCCGGCGAGGTCTTGACCTTGATCTGGAGTTCGCCGCCGATCAACTGGTCGGTGTCCTCCAGCTTGCGAAGGCCGATGGCGCGCATGACCGAGCCAAGCTGCTCCCGGCCAATGCGCTCCGCTTCCGGGTTGCGGTTGCGGATATTGATGTTGGCAAAGATCACGCGGCCCTGCTGGGTCGGCCCAACGATGTCATAGCGCACAGCGATAAGCTGGCCGCTCTGGTCCTTGGTCGGCTTGGCGTCGGCCTTGGTGATCTTGGCGTGATACCAGCCGTCAGGCAGCAGATCGTAGGAACGCTCCGATACCGGCATCTGGTCGATGTCGAACGATTCTCCAAGAAAACTCATTACTCTTTCTCCTCAACGATGGAAAACGAAGGCCGGCCCGGTTTGGCGGTGATTGCTTCCGCCAGTGGGCCAGTGATGTCGGGGGCGGTGGCCTTCCATACCGCCATATTGATCTCGGGCTTCCACCGGAACAGGCCGGAGAGGTGGTCAGACAGACCGTTCTCCGCCGCCAGTTCCTGTAGCTTTTCGGCGTCCACCTTGCGGTCAATCCGCCCGGTGATCTTGACGGTAAAGCCAGTCGGCTTGGCCGTGAATACGCCATCCAGGTTCTCTGGCACCGCCAGAACCGAGATCAGCCGGTCCTCGATGGCGCGGCGCGCAGAGATCGCCCGCTGCTCGGCCCGCTTGGCTTCGGACCATTCTTCCGCCAAGGCTGTGATGTTGCTCACGCCCCACCTCCGATCTTGCGGATGATGGCGCCGAGGTCCGGAGCCTCCCAGTGGTCGAGCTTGCCAGAGCGATCCTTGGCGAGCCATGCACCGTCATCCCGGCACTGGAGGGCGCGCTGGACATTGCCTTCTGCGTCCCGCTCTAGCCGCAGGGCGAGAACCTCATCCAAAAGATATGGCAACCCCTGTGTCAGTGACTTACCCGGCATCGACGGGTTGTAGGTGATCTTGCCCATCTCGTCGGCTGACTTCTCCAGCTTGGCGCTGAAATAGACGTTCTTGCCGGGGAGATCGCGGAAGGCCCGAATAATGTCGGTCATTTGCTCAGATAGGGCGCCATACGCTGCCCGCGCGTCCTTGTTCTCTTTCTTTTCATAACTGAGAACAACCTCGCCGATCTCCGAGATCGAGTCGAGCGCAACAGATGCAAAGTTCTTCGCTTCATCAGACTGGCTCGCCCAAAGAAACGCCTCCTGCAAGTCGGCCATACTGTTAATTTCGATGTATGGCAGATTGGCGTCCTGAATGGAGAGTAGACCGCTCTCGGCGGATAACACGATTGGCGCCGGCAGAGTCGGGATTAAGCTAGTCTTTCCGCTTCCCGCCTGGCCATAGACAACCATCCTCACGCCATTGCCATGAAGGCTGCCTGTATTTTTTATGTTGATCGCCATCATTTTTTCCTTTTATTCTTTGCCTGAGTGGACCAATCAGCCCACCTGCAATTTTCCGGGAAATAGCCCTTTTCAGGGTCTATTCTATCGAGGGTCAGTCCATTATCGTCTCCCATGTCTCTATAAAATTGTTCAAACTTCTGCCATGAATCGCAAACCGTAACGCCGATGGCGCCATACCTACCGTAAGCCCCGTTAGATGGGGTCTGGCAGCGCCGCTTCATTTGCGACCAGATTCTATAAACTCTAGTCCCGTGCATCCCGTGAGTTTTTAGCCGCTCCCCAGTCCCGGCGGCCTTTTCCCTCGACAGACAACCGCAGGAAACCTGCCGACCAGATGTCAGATTCTCTTTCAAAACAGTTCTCTCGGCCCCGCAATCGCAAATACACTTGCAACGCTTCCGCCTACGCCCAGAATTATCCAAGTCGGAAAATTCCCCGATCACCGTCAGCCTACCAAAGCGCATACTTCCTCCATACAATGCACAGTGTATGGCATGTCGGTGCGGCATTGTCAACTCCTTCCCACGGTCGGTCGATCCGGTCGCAGGATGGGGCGGAGTATAAACGGCTGGTTGGTGTGGTCAAGCGAAAAAATAATTTGACAGCGTTTTGGGTCGGTGGCAGGTTGGCGGCATCGAAAGGAGAACTGATCATGTCCAATAAACCCAACTTCCGTGACCCCGTGTTCGTCCGCAGCGACGACACATGCGACGTCAAGGCTTCCGTTGTCGAGTGGGGGGGTGACGCTCTCGGCATCTCGGTCAACATCGAGGGTTCGTCCGGCATCGTCCTAATTAACGCCGAGGACTGGCCGACCATCGTATCTTGCATCAATGCCGAACTTCAACGTGTGCAGTGAGTGTATGGGCCATGACTAACCCCGTCATCATCCGCGCTCGCCAGATTTTCGTGGAGCGCATCAAGCCAGGTCGGGTCCGGGAACGTGGGGCGCTTGGCGGCGCCTACGACGAGGGCACCGACATTCAACAATTCATGAAAGAGGCCGAGGAGCAGTTGCTCCGTGAGCGGCCAGAAACTGTGGAGGAATAAGATGACCTACCCCGACTACATCGTCCAAGAGGCGGATCGGTTGGCTAGCGAGAATGGCGCTTCGTGGCGTCTCGCCCTTTGCCAACTCCTCACGGAAACCGGCTTCAAGGAATCGGAGCCGCGTGACCTGGTGATGGCGCGGCGGATTGCTGACCTTGGGGCGGATTACTTTGAAGGCGACGAAAGCAAGCGCTTTTCTAATGGCGATTACGACTTCACCGGCATTGTAACGAAGGTCCGCGCCCTTCTCCGCGAATACGCAGGAGAGGAAGCATGACCCGCCCCGCCCCTTGGGAAGACTACCTAGCCGGTCTCGCACTGCTGGCCGTGGTGTTGGCTGTCCTGTTTAGCGTGGAGGTGCCGGTATGAGCATGGTCAAATCAAAGTTTTTCACGTTTGGCCAGAACAATTCTGGCGGGTCGTTTGACCATGATCCCAAAGCTGGAATTGGCTACAATGTTTGCATTGAAGCTGTCGATGCTGCCCATGCTTTGGCGCGGGCGGAAAAGATTGGCCTTTACTTCAACGGCTGCGAAACTGGCATGGATTGCCCCTGCTGCGGTGATCGCTGGTCCGATTGGGTTCATGATCGCGACGGCACCAATGAGCCTGAGAGGTATGGCAAACCGCTCAAGGGCAATTGGGGTATTCCCTCATATATTCATTATCTTGATGGCCGCATTGAAGCGCGCGAACCCGCATGATCGCCCGCTGGTTCGCATCAATCTGCGCGGCTTTTGATAAGCAATGGAAGGAATGGTTCTAGCCTAACAAATACCAGCCCACCGCCTTTCAACACCCGACAACGCCAGCGGGTGCGAAGGCCGACCAGCGGAAGTAACAAGCGCGTGGTGGTGACTGGGACATGAAGTCCGTGCGAATGGTCGGCAATGGCGCATTTTTACTCGGGGATCGACATGAAAGAGTTTTATGACCCTTATGCGATGGCAGCGTTTCTCGCCCGTCGCAGGATCGGGATTGCATCTATCATCAAGGCCGTAGAGGCCCGCTTTGGTTACGCGCCATCCAAATACGAGATCGCTCGGATGCGCGGCGAATACGCCATGCGCCGGCAGGAGATCAGGGAAGCCGCCGTCCAGTCGGACGACAAGTATGAATACATGAGCGAGGCAGAGCGCCGCGAAGCAATGAAGGACTTCTGCGACACCCTCCTCCGCGCCCTCTGGGCCAACCACGGGCGGATCATGAAGCACTACAAGGACAATGGCCTGAACGTGGTGATGCCATGAAACTGGATAACCCAATCGAACTCCGCGACGAGGATCGCGGCCCTCCGGATGTCCAGATGATGGAGGCGATGAGCCAAGCTGGCCTGTCCCCGCCCAAGGCGATCCTGATGGACGGAAACCTCCACCGCTTCGACACCGACAAGAAGGGCGACAAGAGCGGCTGGTATGTCCTCTATCCCGATGGCGTCCCAGCCGGTCGATTCGGCTGCTGGCGGCAGGGCATGGATGTGGCATTCCGGGCTGACATCGGGCGCCAGCTATCCGTGGCCGAGGAAATGGCCATCGCGGCTCGCCTGGATAAGGCCCGCCGTGAGCGTGACGCCGAGATGGCGAAGACCCGCGCCGTGGCTGCCGACACCGCAGAGGCGATCTGGGAGAACTGCATCCCCGCCAGTTCCGACCATCCGTATCTCCTCCGCAAAGGGGTGGGCGCCAATGGGGCGAGGGTGACAGGCGATGGCCGGTTGATCGTCCCGCTCTACTCGGCGGACGGCGGATTGTCCTCAGTCCAGTATATCGACCACGGCGGGGCCAAACTCTACCACCCAGGTGGAAAGACGGGCGGTTGCTTCTGGCTGATCGGGTCGCTAGAGGGCGCCAAGACGCTCTACATTGCCGAGGGCTTCGCCACGGCGGCTACCGTCCATGAGGAGATCGGCGAGCCGGTCATCGTGGCCTACTCCGCTTCCAACCTCGTCCCGGTGGCCGGGACATGGCGCGAGAGCGTGCAGTTGCCCATCGTGATCGTGGCGGATAATGACGCTGGTGGGACCGGGCGGAAGTATGCCGACCAAGCCGCCGCGAAGTATGGGGTGACAGTTATTGTCCCCCCTGAGCTGGGCGATGCAAACGACTACAAGCAGGCCGGGGGCGATCTCAAGGCCCTGCTCCAGCCGGCAGACGATGGCTGGCTAGTCCCAGCCGATGACTTCTGCCAGCGCCCAGAGCCGATTCGGTGGCTGGTGAAGCACTGGATACAGGATAACGCCCTCGTCATGGTCCACGGCCCGTCTGGTGGGGGCAAGACCTTCTGCGTCCTATCGT